AGGCTGCGGTCGACGGCAAGTGCTGAGCCGATCTTGGACAGCAATGCGTCCAGTTCGGCTTCGCCGCCACCACCGGCCGGCTGAGTCACGAATGCCTCGATCTCCGCACGATGGCTGTAAAACTCAGTCCTGGGATTGAGAGTCACATCCGGCTCGCCCGGATCACCATCCCGCAGGATCAAGAGTCCGCCCGTCGGGACGCTTTGCGGCAGCGCCTCATTGCGTTTTACGGTCGCACCAGCGATGGCACTCAACTGACCGAACAGTGCGGAAAGAACCTGCTCACGCGCTGAGAGCATACCTATTCGCTCCCTCTATCATTGGCGTCAGGATTGAGAAACTGGTAGTATTGTGCGTTGCAGCAATATTGTTGCGACACGAAACACGGCGAAAGATAAACGTCATGGCGTTTTTGACCGAGTTGGGAGAGATCCTCCACGAGGAGCACTTTCGGATCCTTGTGTTGATTTCCGGTCTCGAAAATCGTGTGAGTGACCGATGCCAGGCGCATCCTCTCGATCCGCAGGATGACGAGGAGAGGCAGCGGCTTGAAGAGCTGATTGTCGCCCTCGATCAAATCATCGATCATAATGCCTTTGAGGAAGCGGTGCTGTTCCCGCTGATTTGCGAGCGGGGTGGACGAGACCTGACATCACTTCTGACCCAAGAGCACGTTACAATCGGGCCCCTTGCGAAGAAGCTGCATCGTCTCGCCGTGACGATCCTCAAGGAAGGCATCACCGCCGAACGATGGGCCGAGTTCCGAGGCGATGCCAAGAACCTCGCCGCGGAAATGATGGCACATCTGCAAAAAGAAGAAATGACAGTCGTTCAACGTCTGCAGAAGTTCCTCGACGCGGACACTGATCATCGCCTTGCGCTGAAGCACCTTGCCGAGCGACCACCGGCGCGGATCAAGCTTGCCTTTGCGGGAGCATCATCTCCGGCGGCGGATCGGGGCAGAGCGAAGAACTAGCCTATTCAACCTAACCGCCGCGCCAATTTCTCGCCACCAACTCAGGCAACGCGCCAATCCACTTGTCGGCCGCGCCATCGACATCAAGGCGTTTGCGCACCGTCACCTGTGGCACCAAGATGAACACCGGCACCGTCGTTCGCCCCGATAGGCGCGTGAAAGCCGTACCCTTGCGCCGGCCTATGTTCGCTGCTGCACGGCCGCGCTTGGTTAACCGTGCATTATCGGCGACGAGTAGGCTCGGACCGCCGCGACGGTAGATGAACCTGAGCCGGATGCCGTGGATGCGCTCCCACGCACCGGGCGTGATCTTCGTCCGGCGATCGGCGTATCTGCCCGCTGCCGGTGTCGGAATGGCGAGAAACAGTCCGCGCTTGGAGCGGATCACCGCACCCTCGGCATAAAGACGCACGATGTCGGGCGCCTTCGACCACACGTAGCCGGCGGCACCGATGCTCTGTTGTCCTTTCGGGTAGACCTGGCCGCGCCACGTGTTGGCGAGCCGCGTGCCGAGGCCGGCCGAGGTGATCTGCCGGCGCAGCTCGGTCTTAAGGCCATCCGTCGCTTGGCGGACACCGGCCGTGACCGCCCGCTCGGCGTTGCGCACCTCAGCTGTCAGCAGATCATTGAGATCGCCCTGAAGCGCGGCGTGCAGCCTCATGTTGGCCGCGCCTCGATGGTCCAGATGAGCCGTTCGGCATCACGGACGGGCTCGCCCTGCACGACGAATGTCTCGCCGCCGATCGTGAACGTGTCGCCTTCCGCCGGCGCGGTAACCTCCGAGACTCGGACATCGATAACAACCGTTTCCGAAAAGATGCGCGTTTCACCAAAGGTGCCAATCGCATCGGGCCGGCGCAGGATGACCCGGACCACGATGCTGGGATCGACACCGCCTATGCGATAAATGGCGTCATGGCCGAGGTTTGGATCGGCGAGCAAGGTGTCGATCGCCGCGGTAAAGGCAGTCATGGTGGGCGGAACATCTGGGTACTACGGTTAAACCGAAAGGCTGCTTACAACGGGACGGCGGTCGCGATCTCAGCCACTTAAAAAGTTCTTACGTGAATAAACTGCGTTTATTGGCGATCGCCAGCTTGGCGCAGGTTTGGCCTTCATACGGAAATCGCGGGAGCGAGGTACATTTTCCCATAAGAACCAGAAACACGTGGTCCCTCTCATAGCGTTGGCAAGTTCGCCAAAGCCGATTTGTTCAAATCGTGCTCTTATTCCATTAGCATTAAATCTGAGGTCAGGTGATAATTGACTCCTTTCGATCTCCCGAGACGCGCGCGGTATCAAGAAGTGAAAATGATTGATCTGCTGGGTTTGCGGGCTGTCAACTGTTCGCGAAACTGGTGAATTTCAAATCCGATGGTGATCAGCAGCCTGTCCGGCCGCAGGCGCTGCGCTCAGCCGGTTTCGATGAGGCGCCTGTTGGGCCAAACCGACTTACGTCCTATCTCCCTGTTGCGAGCATCTTGGCCGCGGGCCTTTGTTTTTCGTTACTTGCGTTTTTCTATGCTCGGAGCATCGAGCAGGATCATTTTGCTTCCCAATTGAACTTGGTCGCGGCCGAGCCGATCGATGCGCTGGAAAGGCAGATAAACAGCGATCTCGACACCGTGGAGTCGCTGGCCGAGTTTTTCGAAAGCTCAAGACTTGTCGAGCGAGAGGAATTCCGGGTGTTTGCCAGATCCGTACTCGCCCGACATCCGAACGTTCAAGCGCTTGAGTGGTTGCCGTATGTGAAAGCCGCGGAGCGCCCTGTCTTTGAACGGGAAGAGCGCACCAATGGCTATTCAGGATTTACGATTACTGAGCGTTCTGCCAACGGAGATTTGATTGCCGCCCGTCAGCGAGAAAGTTATTTCCCAGTATATTACGTTGAACCTCAAGAAGGCAACGAGCAGGCCCTTGGCTTTGACGTAGCATCAGAACCATTACGCAGACAGGCGCTGGAAAAGGCAAGGAATACTGGTAAGCTCGCGGCGACCCAAGTCATCGAACTGGTTCAGAAACCCGCCGACAATGCCGGTTTCTTGGCAATGCTGCCGATTTTTGCGCGACAACATTCTCCGGCGGGGCCAGATCAACGGCACCGTAAGATAACTGGTTATGTTTTAGGCGTTTTTAGTGTTGGCAAGATGATAGACGCCGCCCTGTCGCGCCTCAACACGAACCGGATGTTCCTCAAAGAAGTTCTTAAGCTCCATGTCTACGAACTAGCTGGTGAGGATGACGGCTCGTTGGCAAAAAACCTTATTTATTTCAGTCAGTTGCCTAAGGATGTTCCTTCGGAAAGTGACGAAAAACCTTCTGACTTTCGTATGGAGAAAACCATAGACGTCGCTGATAAACAATGGCTAGTCGTCATTTCAGCTGCCGAACAATTCATGGGTCCGCCATACACCCGGCTACCATGGTGGGTGCTATTTGCTGCGCTTGGCACAACCATCGTCGTGGCGATGCTCTATCAGGCAAGGCGACGAGGCACTCAGCGGCTTAAAGAACTCGCCCAATCCGTTAACGAAAAAAACGCCAAACTTGAGCGCGTCTCGACTTTGCTCGCTGCCCATATTCCAAGCCAGGTCTGCAAGATCATCTTTGAAGGAGATTACGATCCTTCGATTACGGCTAAGCGCAAGATTCTAACAATTATCTTTTCTGACATCGTGGATTTCGCCGAGTTAACATCGGACCTTGAGCCAGAAGACCTAACCTTTCTCCTCAATGACTACTTCACCGAAATGTCGGCAATCGCGATTTCGCATGGCGCGACCATCGATAAATTTATCGGCGATGCGATGTTGATGTTTTTCGGCGATCCCGAAAGCAACGGTCGAGAAATGGATGCTCTCGCTGGCGTGTCCATGGCCGTCGCCATGCAGGAAAAAATGCGCGATCTCCGCGAAAGGTGGAACAAGAAGGGGTATTCTCGGTCATTGCATCTTCGTATCGGCGTCAACACCGGCTACGCCAATGTTGGTAACTTTGGCAGCGCTGACCGTATCGAATATACGATCATCGGCAACGAGGTGAACAAGGCGGCGCGCCTGCAGCAGTCGGCCGAACCCGACAGCATTGTGTTGACCGGTGAAACGTATGCCTTGGTCAGGGATCATTTCCACGCGAAGCTGGGAGCGCCGCTTCGGCTCAAGGGATTTGCTCGAGAGATTCACCCCTATTATCTACTTGGCAAAGCTAACGGAGAAAACGCCGATAGGCTGGTTGTGCGAATTAAAAACGAAGCGCTGAAAGTGGTCGTTGATCTCGCTCGAATTGAGGCGACAGAGCGTGAAAGGTGTTTGATACAACTTGAGCAAGTTGCCAAAACCATCAAGGATAAGGTGCAATGATTTACGCTCATCATTTCATC